GGGGCGAGGGGGGGGGAACCGTGGCATTCCCCCCCTCAACATTGATTCATTCGATCACGAAAGTTCGCTTTCCAGTAACATCATGATCGAGAATCCATTGAATTGCTTCCATGACATCATCTGCAACCAATGCATCACTTAGATTGTCACTGGTTTTGCATACACGATCCAGAAGGCCGCAACTATTGTAACCTTTTTGGATGTCGAATGTGAACCACTGATCGAACTCAGTCTTTGGACTGAATGGATTGTCAGTCGTCGTTAGATACATCGCACTCATATCAATCAGTCTCCCTTCACTGCTTCAAGCACGGAGGACGTCGAGATCCCAAGCATCTCCGCAATCTCCGATGTGGTTGCTCCGTTATTTGCCATAGCACGAGCTCGAGCCACAACACCGACCGAAAGGACTGGCTTTTCCTTTGGCATGGCCAATTCGTTAAGCCTCTCGGGATCCGCGTATCTCGCGATCGACTCCATCATGGCGTTGCTCACAGCACCATCCATAATGGCCTTCCATTCACGATCCGTTATGTCGAATTGGACCTCCTTGCGGGAAGCACCAGTTCGGATACGGGCAGCCTTAAGAGCCTGGCTCTCAAGACGAGTGCGTTCGTCCTTGGTAATTCCAGGATTCTCTTCGACCTTGGCCTTCACAACGCCTCCGGCGATGAGTTGGGCCTGCCTCTCGCGGGGCGCATTTGTTAGGGCTACCCTCACCTTTTCCTTGAGGGACGTCACCTCATCAGAGTACTCCTTAGCTTTACCCGGGTCTCGTTTCAGGGTGGGGGTTGAAATGATCTCTCGGCGGGCGGTATTTGCCAGCGACTTCATATCGTTAGCATAGCGGGCATACAGAGCTTCCATGGGGGTGCCTGACGAAAGCTTGCGGGCGTCGTCGACCAACTCCATGCGGGTTGCCTTAGACGTACGCAGCTTGGTCTCGATACGAGGCGCCTTGGTCTTGAACTCACGGGTGATTGTATATGATTCGCCCGTCTCCTCATAAACCTTCTTGCCTGTGACCGGATCGATGGGTCCGCCCTTTGCCATAGACCGGGGTTTCCGTTTAGGAATATCCACCTCGGATGCGGCGCGGGAAATAAGAGTGGAGACACCGCCCTCGGACTGATACTTCTTTTTGAGCTCGGTAATACCGTTGTCCTCGGCAGAAGTGCGGTAATCAAGCTTATGCTTGGCCGCATCGATCACAACCATCGAGTGACGAACAGCTCGCGCAAGTTCTGCCTCGGTAGCACCTTTAATGGTCATGTCAGTAATAAGATTACTGATTATGCCCATTTGTTTTTGCTTGCCCGCCTCTGTAAGAACTTTCATACCAGGATATCCAGGATACGCCGCCGAGGGGTCGAATCCTTCGAGCCCCTTAAGGGGGGAAGTAGACCGGATACGACTCTTTGGCGTGACGGGGATCACCAAAACGGTATCGCCATCAAAGTCAGCGCCCGACAAACGACCAGCGACTTTGGGGTGAATACCAACAGCATCCGCCGCAAGTTCGCCGATGGTCCTACGAGATTCCTTATGACCATTATTCACAGTCAATATCGGGATCTCGAATGTGCCACCGTGGGGGTACCGCACGAGAGCCACCTTACTCCCATTTTTGAAATTGGGAGCATATACCTCTGTGGGTTTCAAAGATGGCACAGGGAGAATAACTTGGTACGCCTGTCCTGGGACTGCTGCGGCTTTGAGACGGACACTATCCGAGTCACATTTATCCGCTAGATCTTGAAGGGCCTTCTTGCGAAGCACTGGATTAGTTAGGGCCATAATATCCCTGAACTTCTCCTTGGCTTCATTGGTAGAAATATCCAATTGCTGTTTGGCGAAAGAGATGTCCTGTTTTGACAAAAATTGCGAGGCTAGAGTTCGACTCCAGTCTCCCCAAGAACCCTCCTCATTAACCAAGTTGACAGGGGACAGTTTCTTCTTGCCGTCCTTGTCAATATATTCCATCTGGCGCCTGATTGTAGCGCCAAATGGATTATCCGGGTCGGATTTCATTTTCTTGAGGACTGTGTCGCCCTCTCCGATCATTGGGATATTCTTGGATTTATTCGTGTTGAACCGAATATCCTTGCCGGCCGGCAAATCATCGGCATAGACGGCCATACCCTTGAGATAATGAGTACCGTCCACGCTGATACGCACCTGGGCATAGTTCGACTTGCCAAGATTCAGATCTTTGAGGCCGCGACGGATTTCAATGACACCATCCTTGTTGGTGCCGCCATCTTCGGCGTACCGGACCATGACCCTCTTTGAATCAAGCGGAGCCGGCGGTTTCAAAGCGAGCTTATTTCCTTGAGGATCCGTGCGGACGCCCACGACATGAATATCCTGAAGGTTCTTAACAGTCTCGGATTTCGGCACGCCTGGTGCGACCAAGACTCGGGTGGACGTGTAATTATCCGTCCCGAGCTGCCTAATCTTGATGTCTTGAACCTGATAGCCCTGGGCCTCGAGGGTTGCAGAAGCGAGCTTCAGCGTGGTAGCCGTGGTGCCGAGAGAGACCTCGGTGCCGCTACCAATATCGATATAGCGGTGCTTATCGGTCTCCCGCTTCAGAATATCCGCAACACCCTCGATCTTCGAAGCGGTCTTGCCGGCGTCATCCTTGAGGTAGTTGCGGACAGTGGACGCGGAAATACCCAGACGCTCCGCAATAGCCGGCTGGCTCATGCCCTTTGCATCTAGCTTGCGGACCATTGCGATTTCAACTGCCTGGCGTTCGCGCTTGGCGATAGACTTAGTGGCTCGGAGCTCGGTTGTGGTCATACCAAGGCCCTTAGCGATTTCAGCCTCGGACATGCCCTTTGCCGCTAGGCCCTTCACAAGGCCCTGAAAATCGAGGGAGCGCTGATATGGATCCTTACCGGAGCCCCACGGGTAGCGCCCGGATTTCCGGAGGATGCCATAGTGAGCAAGGGTATCTTCAGTCATTGTCTTCCTCCATGAGAATATCGCTGAAACGAACTATATGACCCATAATATCCCTAATATCATCAGACTCGGGAATATGGATGCGTGGCTCTCCGTGTTGGTAAATACGTAGTTGCATTCGAACAGTCGGAGACACACCATATTCTAGACAGAACAGGGCTGCATAAATCTCGAGTTGCTCGAACTTCGTGGGACCGGTCCCAGTTTTCAAATCATGAATTCGAAGAAATTCAGAATCTTCGTCGAAAGATATCGCATCAGCAGTTCCGAAGGCGTACTCACTGTAATATAGTACCGTCTCCGGGCTCATCTTGTACGCGATTGCGTCGTTAACGAACTTCGCGACGGTCGCCATAAGCGGGTCGCGTTCATCGGGCTCTCCGAAAGGGAGGCCCAATGTAATATGTTCTGCAGCTAATGCATGCAATTGAGTACCAAGCACAGCGGCCTGGGCGTTGCGATATGTGGACTTCAGTTTCTCTTCGTCATACCGGAGCCATGACGATTTGCTGGCACCGAGAAATGCGTGCTTGCCCGCGAGGTTGTTGTGGTCGAAGAACCTCACCGGTGCTCCTGGCTAAAATATGCGTCGAGTTCATTTAGCACTGCGGCTTCATTCTCAGGATATACAAATCGAGCGAAGCCCATGTAGTCGAGCTTCTCGACGTAGTAGTCTTGGTTGGGTTGATGCGAAGCTTTGGCCGATGCCTTAACTTCCAGCATAGCCCACCGTTCATCACACAACATAATAAGATCTGGAACGCCCTGTAGGTAACTCGAGTCGTTCTTCAGAATCATGCAGTGTGGAAACCGGGCGGTAAGCCTTTTGATGAGACCCGCCTGGTATTTGTTCTCACGCACTCCCATGGTTGCTCCTTTTTTCGAGAGTGTGACAAAAGCTATGAGGAGAGTAGTCTTAGATAGGCCTCCCGAGCATACCCACTTAAGTGGGTACAAAACTGGGTTGCCTCATTCTCTCCATTATGCGCGAAGTGTTTAACTGGTCAATATACCCACTTGGTGGACTAGTTTTTTGAGAGAGGGTGGTGCTACAACATGACGAAAAGCACTTGTCATTTTTTTGATTTTTTATATATTATATATATTTTTATTTTATTTTATTTTAATATAAAACAAGTGACAAATTGACAAGTAGGGGGACTTTTCGTTGGAATTGCAACGAAAAGTGGCTTGTCACTACAGTTTCAAAAATGACAAATTTGTCAAAACTGAAACGCAATTTTTAGCAAAAATCGCAATTTTTAAGTGGGTTACGTGTACCCACTTAAAAAATTTTTGACAATTTGACAACCCCTCAGACCCCTAAACCCACTCAAAAAACGGCAAAAAATTGATAATCCAAGTCTCTTTTGAGGAGCGGGGGACCCCATTTAAGAGATCCCCCACCCCACAAAATCAGGACCTAGTAGGCCCAATAAGTGTCAACCGTATACCGGTCACACTCCGAGTACTTCGCCTCCGTACCGAAATATGCTGCCGCATACTCCCATGCAATGGCACGAGACTTGAGTCGCATCGTATGCTCAACTACCTGTCGAGATCCGGCAAACCCTCGAAGGACACAGACCATCATCGGAACATCGTCACCCATTCTCAGTGCCTCCCAGCTCCGACTCCAACACGCATGGCCGCGCTACGAACTCGCGACTTGCCATGACGTTCCTTCCACCCTGCCTGATTGACGGCGGCCTTGAAGGTCGTATCCCAAGGAGAGTAGCTCCTCACGATATCAGCGCAGTCAGACCTCCAGGGATCCTGCTTCTTCGGAGCCCGTCCGCCGATCACAGTACGAGTAGTCTCTTCCATGATATCGTACACCTCGACCCGATAGAGATCACAGGCGATGCTCGTCACCTTATTCTGGAGGTACCACTCGCAATATACGATCCCCCGATTCTTGTCGTCGCAGAAGAATGTCTTCCTCCATAACTCTCGTCCGAACAAATATCCGATGATCGAGAATCGGTAGACCATCCGCTCAGGGTGGCCAATTGCCATGTACGAGTAATCAGTGTTCACTGCAGACGACCTCCTTTATAAACATCGGCGATGAGCTCGCTATCGACTTCTGCGTCCCAGACGCGAAGGACGGCATTATCAGCTGCGATGCCATCCTGAACCTGGTCACAGATCTCGTTGATTGCGTTAATCGCGAACTCGCGAGCTTCTTGCATGGTGTCGAACCCGACACACGATTCGGTATGGCCAATTCCGCCGAAACCGTACTCAAACTTCACAATTATCATTTCAGTTTGCTCCTTCTTTCAGAATTGATCGATTGACATGAAGTCATACGCTTTGATCTTGACGATCTTCACAATGAGATTGCAGGTCTTCTGGTTCTCCAGAATCTTGGCAAGGTGATCCTCCGCCTCTTTACGAGTATTGAAGAACCAGCTATAGTCCCTGCGCTTGCCGCCGTTCAGATCACAGGTGATAACCTGCACCATCCACTCACGGTGGCCATCAATGCCACCCACAAACGTCTCAATCATGCTTGCTCCTGTTCTTGGGGTTCTTCGGGCAAAGATTTGTATGATCTTTAGCGTACACCCGCCCGTCGGTCGTGCGCCAATATTCCTGAATATCATCAGGATGAGCTTCGAGCCATTCACGCGATTGACATTCGCAAGGTACGGGCGGCATAAGTTCAGATGCCATGATCTCTCTCATAAGTTCAGTACAGATCATCCCATATGTGTTATCCCCAAGTGAGGTAAACATCCCCGGGGTAACGAGTCTGGCGCAAGATGCTTTGTAAGGAGGATTCTTACCGTCGTCGACAAGAACCGTAATTTTGACTCTAATACCCAATCCCACATCTGTAATACAGAACGTCGGGCTGTAAAGCTTCTCGCCGTTTTTTCCATACATCATGGCAATCACCCACAAATATACTCGATGCCGGCCATTACCGCATCAATACAGGCCAGCTTGATGATATCAGCCTCGTCTTTTGCGTACGAGTATTCGAACACTCGGATGATGACGTTGTCGCCGAACTTCTCGCGAAGGCTATCGCCGGCTTCATTAGCTTCGGCTTCGGTGTTGTAGAATCCGACGACTGTATGATCTTTTTCCCATCCAGTCTTCTTGATAAGGCAAACCAGCCCCCAACAGTTCACCGCCGGATCGAATAGAACCAGATTGCGTGCCATGATTGTGCTCCTTTACAGGTTGTGAGCAAATATGCGCTCGTTGAATGTGGCCTTCTCAGCCACTGCCTTTGAGATAGCGGAATCGATTCCTGATTCTGACTTGAAGTAGTAGTACCACAAGTCAGTGTAAGGGGTGTTGATGCGGTCAATTCGACCTTCCGCCTGCTCCAACACCTTGTATGAGTAGTTGAGGCTATAAAATACAACCGTATCAGTCTCGATACAGTTCCATCCTTCAGCCCCGGCCGTGTACTGAACCAAATATACCCATGAGTCTCCTCTGGGAATAGGTTCATGTGCGTGACCGTTCCATTCGGCCACGGTGAATTCGTCTCGAAGCGTCAGCAACTCATCGCGTTCGTAGTTGAAGTTGTAGAACACGATCACTTTGTGTCGCTTCTTGAGAATATGCCGCAACTGATTCAATCTGTTACCAGATGAGTTCACACAGCGTCGGAGAGCGTAACACACTCCCGCTGCGTTTCGGATCGGCTCCTTAGTCCAAGGATCGACGCGCTTCTTGACGATCGTGTTGTATTGGTCACGATCAAACGATACCCAAATATCCTTTCGATTACGTCGTGTGTGTCTTTCAGCAGGCATCGGCACAATGATCTTGCGCCTGCGAGCCTCTAGAAGTCCCACTCCAACGTACTTCTTGACCTTGGGGTATTTGGAGAACCTGTCCCAGATGATGTGCTGTTCAGAGAACTCGGTTCTGTTTTTGTAGAACCCATTCGCTATGAACAGCGGCACATAGTCGAGCCATGTGTCACCCGGTGTTGCGCTGAGTAGGATCCACGAGTTATTTTTCGTGATCTTGAGAAACGATTTGACCCAAGCCCCCGCTCCGACGACTCTTTGCTCATCAAATATATATACATGGCCGCTATAGTTAGCAAAGCGAGCCACATTATTCCAACTCTCAATCGTCACCTTCTCGAAGTCCGCACCAAGCGCAGCGAACTCGCCCTCCCATTCGAAGGAATCTCGTTTCCGCGCAGTAGTGATTACAATGATCTTACTTTCGTCTGCCTGCGAAAGGGCCCACGAGGCCCCCACACGTGACTTTCCCGAGCCGACACCGCCGACTAGTACTTGTCCACTGTGCAGGAGCCTCAGGGCCTCTTCCTGATGCGAATATAGACTATTCGCCATGGGTGTCAAATGTGGAGACTCGTCGTTCGCCAGTAATCTTCATCGTTTCAGAAGAGCTCAAAGCGTAAGACACGTCCGTCACATTTTGGTAGTAGTACCGATCCCTTTCAGGCCGATTCAGTTCGATGTCGTAGTCGTCATCGTCATTGAACAGGAGATCCAGCAGTAGCTTGCGAATCTCTACCGGGATCGCAGGATAGAACTTGATGTTCTCTCGAACCCACCCGCCAGTCTCAATAGAGCATCGGGCGATCCACTCCCACGAGAACGGACTCATTGTAGAAATATACGTATGTCCAAATCTCGAGACACACTCGAGCCAGTCGACATAGTAATATCCATCCTTCTCGTATGAGTGCAGACCCTTGATGAATGCGTCATCAGCCTTGATCACCAATGGCGAGAAATCCGCTGGAGGCTGCGTGGTTACAGGCTTGTCAAACACCAGTTTGGTCTCGCTGAGATTAGGACCCCGCATTGTAGTAAAAGCCATGATAAATATCTCCTGTATCTGTTACATCCTGGGCTGAGGCATAAGACCACGAAGAAGAGCAGTCTTAATGAGTTCGCGATCTTCTTCAGAGAAGTCATGGTTGACGAATACGGACTTCACTGTATCGCCATCCATCTTTGCGCGAGCAACCCACGAATCGCCATTCGTGATGGGCGGGAACCCTTCCGTGTATAGCGACTCGAACTCGATGTAGATCTCGGAAGATTCAGACGGGACTCCAATCGTGGATGTGGCAGCACGCCCGTCCAGGAGCTCCACCGACAGTCGAGGCTGAGCCTCAGACCCGACGATCCGACCATTCTGGAAATTAATCCGAATGGTATACGGTTCGTTATCCTTGATCGAGTTGCCCACAGCCTTCTTGACAAGAGCCAGAATACCAGAGTTGATATTCTTCATGCTATCTTGATCGCGATTGAACTGACCGTTGTTGTTCTTGAGATTGTTCTTCATTGCTTCTGGAATCTGTGTCATTTTCAGAGAACCTCCACTCCAGGATTGTTGTTGAGCGCCGCCTTGATGGATGCCAGCGAGGCAGGTGTGATCTTCGGGTTGAACTCTGCGTGATCAGCCCAAAATGCTCCATAGCGATCACCCTGACCGTTGCCGGGCTCCATCTCGTCTCCGTTGGTGGTGATACGCATAATCCAGTCGGTGCCAGCATCAATCACAGTTTCCTTAGTGTGATCAGTCGCGGAACGACCACTCACGAAGAATGTGATGTGGCGAACATACCACACGTATTCTGTGGTGATTGGATTGTTGTCACCAAGTACAGTCTTGTTGACGTACTCGCCCATAACAGTACCCTCGATCTGAATCGAGAATCCTGAATAGTCACCATTGATGGGGATGAAGCCATTCTTGATGTTGACAATCGCAGTGAAATTGTCGTTATTGAGAGCAGGATCATCAGTGTGCTCAAGAACAGTCGACAGATACCTAGCGATATCCATAGCGCCGCCCTTCTTGAGTTCCTTCCGCGGCTGCATCAGATCATGCGACCATGTCCGGTCATTTGGGACAATAGTCTCGAACCAGTTACTCATAGAGTTAACTCACCTTCCTCTTGCAAGCGCGCCCAGATAATGTCATCTCGACGTCGCTGTGATTTCAGAGCATCAGCTCGACTACCAAGGAACAGGTTATCGAGCTTGTTGTTCGCAATATCGCCATCTAAATGGCATACATACGAACCTGTAGGCCAGCGCTTGTAAAACGCAGCCCACACCACCGACGCGACCGACTTTTCGTGAGCCTCACCGGGAGTCGTGTACAAGCGTACGTACTGCGTACTGGTGCGCCTTCGTGTGAACGGCTTCAGGATGTTGCCAGTATCCACTCGCTGAATCATCCCGAGGCGGTTTGCTTTGTAATGGGGGAACCCAGGAACCGTTGCCCAGTTCTCAGCATCTTCAACGTACACTGTATGCTCCTTTCATCTAAGACGGGGGCAGACCTTTTACCGCCTACCCCCGCCTTAAAATATGATCAGTCGAGATCCGCGTACTTCGACGCGAACGAAGCTGATTCGTCGTCCATCACGACATACAGCTCCTTTACGTAGGCACTGATGCCCTGCTGACCACGGATATCATAGACCGACGGGTGAATAACCACGTCTGCGGTCTTGATCGTGATGTTATCGAGGGTCCCGACCGTATCTTCGGACATGAGCTGCTTGCGACCTCCGGCAATAAGCCAGATAGCCGGTGCCCTAAACTTATAGGACACCTTGACACCGAGGTAGGGTCGCTCGGGATCGAACTCGCCATCAGCGTTCTTTCGATACTTAACGTTCCAGCCGTCCTTCTCCAGGTCCTCGACGAGGTTAAGAGGCAGAGCGACTGAGAATTCTCGCTTGCCGCCTTCGCTGTTGTATCGCGTGGGGGATCCGGCAAAGTTTGTGAAGAGAAGCTTCGCGTCCTCGATCATGAGGTCAGAAGGGTTGTTGCGGTTGTTGAATTCCATGATGTTTTCCTTTCTCAGCGGCAGAATTCGTCGAGATCGATATATTCTTCGATCGCTTGCTTCGCCTCGTTGGCGAGCAGGTCGGAGTAAGATGTATCCACATCCTGCTCCTGATGCATGTATTGGACCATCTCGGCTTCTTTCCAGAAGAAACCTTTGGTCCCAACTACGGCGTCTTTGATTTCGCCTTCGCTGTTCATCCGAAGCAGTTCGCCACCACCTCGTTCTGGCTTGATTGGAACAAATGAACCGACCTTACCTACGAAGTGAGGTTCCTGATTCGGAAACGCCAGATACATCGCAGTTTTCACCTGCTTCGTCTGTACGTAGTCATTGAATTCAATCGGCTCCTTGGTGAAGAGCTTCTTGAACACATATGGTTCCTGGAATTGCTTGCCAGTAGCCGTCCACTCACCTTCGTGAGGGAATGCATACTTGGCGATGTATACGGCCTTGTTCACGAGCACCATCTTGGCATAGGTGGCCTCGTGTTCAAAATCATAGCCATAGCGCTTACCGAAGCTAATCACCTTCTGAATATCATCAGGTGTGGCATTCGGGATTTTGATCGAGTCCGTTTTGATATGAGCCACGGACAACCCGAGCTCATCCTGCACATAGTGCTTGAGATCGATCATAAACAGCGCCCCTCGCTTCGCGACTATATTATCGATGTTGCGAGGATCCCATGCAGGGTTGTCGAACTTAGCGCTCGTCAGCCCATACATGGAGTTGATCGGAATCTTGAGAGCCTTGCCGAGTTCGTCAAGATCATAGTTGTTCGCGATCTCAACAAGACGACCGTCGAAGAGATTACCCAGCGCGTAAAGGTCCTTATGCTTAATCGCCACTCGAGCCTGCTTGAGCTCACTGTAGCGCTTCGTGTAAGGACCAAACAGGTTAAGCTGCTCAATCGACGTCGGATGCATCGAAGCGACGTCAAGCAAGGCGACGTTTTCGTAATATCCCGGTTCGGAATATACGTAGCCACCCTCCCCCGGGTTTTCGCCTCGGTACGAACTACCCTTGAATTTATCAAAGGTATAGCCAGGGAACATCTCACTGAGGTCAGTATAGACGAACTGGCTCTTATCCGGACGCCGGTCTTTGCCGAATACCAGCGCACATGTGTGCTGGTTGGTGGTGTCGTTAACACTCAGACCCGATAGCTCGGCAAGGATTTTGCGAGCACCCCAGTCACTAGCCAGATGATCAAACACCTTCTCAGTGGCTTTGACATCATTGGAACAATATGTAATCACATCGTTCCAATGAGACTCTGGAACCGGCTCGTCCCAAGGAAAATCGGACTCGAGGTGCTTAATCCCGAGCTCGATCTCCCACTTCTTGAGGCTCTGCTTCTTTGTCGAGAAGTCGTAAATATCCGTGTAGGAGAGGTTGTACGCCTCGCGGAATGTTGCGTTCTTCTCGTTGTTGATAATCCGCTTAGATACCTCATACAGCTCAGCATTGGAATATCCAAGACTCGCCGCATACATGATGTGGTTGTCGTACTTTCGGTTATTGAAACCGATCAACCGAAGATCAAATAGCGACTTCACCTCCTTGGCTGAAGGATTAGTCCGGAAATGGACAACATCCTCACCAGGAAACTTATAGCAGATAACGAAGAGATTTGGAAACACTTCAACATCGTAAAACGCGATGCGACCGTCTCCGTCCTCCTGAACCTCCATCTTGTCTTCCGACTGGAAATGCATCTGCTGGACCATCTTGAGACAGCGCTCCGACTGATTCGTCGACTTCATCGCGAATGCAGTTACGGCATTCCGAGCGTCCGTTACATCATATGTAATCCCAGACTCGTAAACCTCGTCCAAGATCTTCTTGATGAAGTCAACATTTGGCGCCGTATTCGCGTGCACCTCTTTACGAAGCGCCTTCGCTATGAGAGATCTGAGATGATTCTCGTCCTTGACATGCTGCTCGTTGATCATCTTGGGGGCCTTTGCTGGGAGGTCTCCCGGATAATCCTCGATACCTCGGTCGTTATGAAGGGACAATCGTCTCCGTAGAGACGCCTTCCCTCGGAATCGCTTGATTTCAATTCCAGGTGAATATTCAGCCAAGGTATCCTCATCGACAGGATATCGATAGATGAGGTGGAGGCCGCCCCCGCTTTTTGACGTCTCCGCATACGTCGGAGGCCAAGCAGAAGCAGCACGCAAATTAGCATCGAGATCTTTTTCACCATTTTCTCCTTTCAGGTCGAAGTCAATGCAAATATACTCTTCAGGCATGAGTACGTAGTGCTCGGTGGTCGGAGCGATATCGCGAAGTGTGGAATCGACATATGCCCAAGATTTTCGAGGTGTTCCATTTTCAGATGAGTACTGTGCCTTGCATCCAGCAAAGTGGTCATCAAATACGGATGGTAAACCTTGCTTCAATTCGAGCCATGGTTCACTTTTAATCGGCGACGGAATACATTCATGTGTGTCGAACTTATCACCCATAAATCCGATGAAAAGACTCCTGTAAGGTATACCGTCAACCATGATTCGGTCATGGTATTCCCGAAAATACCGACAAAGCTCAGTCTTGAACCTGTATCGTGGCATCTTATATTGAATGCCAGTTTCTTCGACATAATCCTTATAGTCGGAATATGCCTTTGCGAGCGTGATCTTATCTTCAGTTCCCCAATCGGAATACATCTCCATGACGAAGTTATACACCGGATTAGTTTCTGAAATCATGGTCCGAGATCTATAATCACGATAGTAATCAGTCCCCAGATTACGATACACATCGATGCAATGCTTAGCAATAACCCCGAGTTCCTGATACACGCCGTCTACAACAATCCGATACTCGTTCACCGGCAAGCGGTTACCCGATGGATACACATCAAGTAAACGCCTGGGAATACCCGAGTTCGCGTCTGTAATCTTGACCGGATTATTGGACGCCATAACCAGCATAGTCGAGATACGCATAGAGCGTGGCTTCTTGAACTTCTCGTTGATAAGCTGAATCTCATTCGAGATGATCGAATTCAGACGAGTATTTGTCTCGATTCTACTCAGATCGCCGTCGTGCTCTATAGCTACCAGGGGGTCTGTCACAAACGACGATAGTGCGAAAGAATTACTTCGCTGGGCTAGCGACTCAGAATCGAATGCCACACAATACTCTCCGAAGAGCGCTTGCATAACGTTTAGGATTGTGGATTTGCCCGAACCTGGATCACCATAGAAGACTAGAAATTTATCAATTTTTCGACAGTCTCCTGTTAGAATCGACCCAATAGCCCATTCGATCTTCTGGCGTTCTGAAGGATCATACAGAGTATCAACGAGCTTCGCCCAGTTAACCGGGACCCCCTCTTCAAGGGAATACGGTAGACGATACGAGACGTGGTCTTCTTGACGAATTGGTGTATCGGCGAATACCGGCATTCGGTCAAGAGGATGGTCTGTGTCGACCATATTCTTGGTCCATTGACGATATCGTTTCCACACACCATCTCGCTCACGCGCGCAGAATCTTGGCATTAGTTTTTGGCCAGGCGAGTTCTCGACATATTTTCGAACATCGTCGTCAACCAGATCCACAACGTCAAATTCATCCTTTGACCAGAGACCGGTCCTAGGGTTCCAAATAGCGACAAAGTCGCCATCGCGCAACATGAGGTCTCGAGAATTTGTGTTGAGGAACCAGGGTGCCACTTCCATCATTCCGGGTAAACCCCGCATTGGAGCGGCTTCAATCGTGTAAAAGTCCACCTCCAGCGGCCTCCTTAGTGATACGGGTCGTACAAGTTCGCCCACATGATCATTTGGGACGTGATTGGCATCTCGAGAATATCGGATCCGGGAATTCTGAATAGTCCCCCTGAACCATTTCGTCCGTAGGTCCTGTACATCACTCGTTCAGCGATAACCAGGGCTTCCTCGTGAATTTCCGAAGGTAAGCACCCATCGTCAAAATACGAATAGGCGCCCATGTTCAGAAGAATAGACTTCGTGAACTTTTCCCGATCCTGATATAGCATGGCAGTCAGGGTATCGGTAATACTCACAAAGACTTCGAGGAACGAAGCCGGAGCTTGCCTCGGAGAGGGCATCTCGGTCTCGTAGCAATACTCATCCCTCATACGAAGAGCCTGAATGGCCTTATCTTCGTCTTCGGGTACATACCACACGAAATCGAGCTCGTCCCAAACCGAAGCAAGCTCCGAGTAATTCTCGAGACACCCGCGCTGAATCAGCCATCGGGTGTATGTCATGTTAGATCTTGTCCCAAATCACACCGTCGACATTGAAGTCGACAACGAAGTTCGAGTCAACGCGAGTGTAGTCATCACTCGGAACTCGGTAGATGGACGCATCGAAATCTCCGAAAGAGACATAGTTGTCCCCCTCACCGTTCTTCAGCCATCCGACGACAGCACCCTCACGGGTACGGCTCAGACCGAGCTGATCGAATACCTCGTTAAGGAACAGATGCCCCTTGCGCTCAAGGCGACGATTAGCCCACAGCTGAACAGCTGCAAGGTTCTGAGAAGTGTAATCCTCGTTGGGGTCCCAACAAGTAGAAGACTCCTCAGCAATGATGCGGGCATAAGGCGAAAGAGCCTTAAGCGAGTTAACAACTGCATCAGACACGTAGGCAGCGTCCGACTTATTGTCCGACGACAGGATTTCCTCAGCAGACTTACCGGCGTTAGGCAGCTTCGGCTTGAGGATCTTATCGACCGACTCCTTGCCAAGCGCCTCGACCATAGTACGCTTGTATCCGTCGAAGGCGGTCTGCAAGGTCGCATACGCGGCGCCCATTGCAGCCAGACGCTTCTTCGAGATCGAGTTCGAGAAGTAGATCATCGTGATCGTGGCGGCGCCGACGATAGCCGCAGGTGCAACTGTTCGAACCGTATCCAGAATAAAGAGGATACGGTTCTTGCGCTCGATCTTCGGGACATCCTCGTCGGGGATGGTGTCCGCATTTCGGAGGCACTCCTTGCGGCGATCCCAGTCGCGACCCTCGACATCCTCGAATCGGGTACCGGCCTTCCAGGCCAAATATCCCGTAGCGATGACACCGGCAGATGCGGTAACGGACAGAATTGTGGGGGCGTGCTTCGAAATACGAGCAACCCCCGTGTAGAAAGCGGTCGTGATAGACATTTGAAATATGCTCCTTTCAGGGCAGAAGATTACTTAATTGGTTCGGGACGATCGGCAGACACAAGCCAACCTTCCCGGATTTGACGAAGCTCGAATGCGTCAGTAGACGTCCAGCCCCAGCGTTCGTCAGTGTATCGGGGCTGGATGCCGACAGAAGACATCAGATCTGCGACTGAGACCTGACCGTATTGCTCGATTGTGTCAGCAATATACTCGATGACATCGACAGCCTCGCCACGCGTATCAAACACAAGGTCATCAACACTGGTCGGCTTAGGTTGACGTGGTGCGCGATCTTGTTCGCGCGGACGGTAGTTAGATCCTCCGTAACTTACACGGGAGGAACTAGAATATGACGTGTAACCTGTAGTCGGACGACGCCGGTCAACCTGACCATACAGCAGCTGTTGAATGCCCTGCGTCACCATATCGGTGATAGCGTTCTTTGCTGCCGGAATAGCGACATCCACTACGAGATGCTCAGCAATCTCCGGGAGATCCTGAGCGAAGAAGGTCCGAAGAGCCTCTTTGATGCGAGACTTCTTATGGACCTTAGCCTTTGCGACAACCTTCTTCTCGGGGGAGGCCCCCTCCTTGGCTTTGTCAGAGTTGCCAGGGAGGGAGACCTCAGGTCGAGTAGGCTCGATGGGGACGATGTCTGCCATCGGTTTTCCTCAGTTTGCCTCGGCGAGCTTCTTGAGCTCTTCGAGAGAAGCGTTCGGGTGCTCGTCGATCAGCTTCTTCGCCTTGCCCATGATGTCCTCAGGGAAGAGACCAGCAAGGAATCCGGTAGAGAACTTGGGGTCGGAAGACAGCTTGTCCAGAAGGGCGTCGAACGCGGGCGAAGCCATGAAGGCCTTCGTCGCACGATCGTCCTTGAAGAAACGTCGACCATCTTCAGACCTTTCACCGTAGGCCTTCGAGACAAACTCACAGAGGAGCTTGTACGCATCCATGGCCGAAGCTTCTCCACCATTCACGATTGCGATCTTGGCCGAAAGTGGCGTACGCTGAAGCTCCATATCCATGAGCTCACCCTTGCTCAAGTGGAAGTGGAGCTGCTCCTCGACCTGCTCGCCGAAGAAGTTCGTGTACTTGACGTTGACGGTCTGCATTTCAGTTGTTTTCCTTTCGAGAAATGGAGAAGATGAAGATAGCCGCGCCGATCGCGGCAATCACGATGACCAGAACTGCAACAATTTCCGCAGTAGTTCCGGTCTTAGCAAGCTTGGTTGGCTTGCTGGGCTGAGCTTCAGGAGCCTTTGCAACGGGGGTAGTCGTCGGCTTCTGAGTAGGAACCTTTTCGAGCGGAACAGGTTCCGTTGTAGGGGGGTTGGGCGCCGGAGTGTTCATACCAGACTGCGGAGGATCGTAGTGCTCGATCGAAGGAGTCGGGATCGGAACGGGCTTCTTGGGCGTGCTGGGAGAAGGCGACGGGTTCGGTGTTGGAGCGGGGGTCGTCCCATCACCGTTAGTTCCACCGTCGACCTTCACGTCGATAGTACGCTCGAGCTTGATACCATTCACATCAGCAACATTTGTCACAGTCTTTGCACCAGCCGGAGTGGGCATTGGCTCGGGAGTGTACGTAACACACGTCTTCACACCTTCTGGAGATGTGAATTCAATCGTGTAGTCGTTAACTCGGACTGCGGTGATGTATACAGAAGTGTTGGGATCCCAGGTGTCGCCCTTAGCACACTTAACAGAGGTGCTGAGCTTGGTGTACTCGTCGTGGACAGAGTACTTGACTCCGCCCTCCGCAATCCAGGTGATCATCCAAGAGGTGGTGCCATCGGGGTTGACCCATCCCCACTTCGAGTTCTCCGGCTTAGCGTCCTCGTAGTGACCGCCATTGCAGTCATTGTCGCAGGCGCTATCCCAGTCCTTGTCGCCAAAGGTGAACGGGTAGGCTCGACCAGCGATCGAGATCTCACCCATCTTCTTGCCGACGACCGACTCCTGAAGACGCGCACTGGTCCACCAGGTACCCGAAATATCGGTCTTGGTTGCGAGGGCCTCGGGAACGTTATCCACCGTGCAGGTGAGAACGCCCTTGTCGGCCTTACAACCGCCGATCTTGTCACCGGAGTCCACTGTGAAGGGGAAGTCGTACGCCCAATTAATGGCAGTCGACTCAACCTTGAAAGTCTGTCCGACTTCAAGCTTCTTGGTAGACCAGGTTCCCTTGACAGTCACAGGAGACGAAACCTGGGAGCTGCCAGAGGAAATGGAGGTGATCTTGGCGGTGATTGGGGTGCTCTCCGCAAGGGCAGGAGCGGCGGCACCGCAGACAAGAGCTGCTGCGATACCAATGGATGCAAGTGATCGTTTCATGATCAGTTTTCCTTTCCAAATATTTAAGTTTCGGGCGGTTACTTGTTCTGGCGGTTGCGGTACTCCTCGATGTACTTCTCAAGCTTCGGGCCGAAGGCCTTAAAAAGGAGGAAGCCGACAAAGCCGGTAGCCGCGATCTTGCCGGTACCACCGCCGAGGATCTTGGTGATCGCGTTGATAATCATCATGAAGGTGACGAAGGCGAGAATGATGATGAGCATAATAATGGAGCCGAAGGTTTCCATTGTAGTGACTGCCTTTCAGTTCAGACAAAGCCTATAACCCGTGTTAGGGGTTACAGGAGAGAGTTGGTGAAAGTCTAATGAGCTGACTGTCAGTGAACTTCACAGAGTCTCAGCTGTGCTTCTCGCGAATAGCAGCAAGAGCATCGTTGAAGAGCGAAGGGCCAGACGACAGGGAGGCATAGAAATCGGCGGCGAGCTGTTCGGCTCGGTCGTTAGCAATGCGTGCCTGACGCTCAGTTTCGACAGCTTCTCGATGGTTCTTGTACGCTTGGTACGCGATAGACGCAACGGAAACGGCGATGAGTGAAAGTCCGGTGACACGGTTGTTCATGATGAGTCCTTTCATAGGGTTTGGTTCTCATCATAGCCCGTGTTTTTTAAAACCTATACGCCCAGTAAGGCGTATAGGCGAGAGGTAGTCAGCGTGAAGAGTTCTTCTGTTGCTTCTTACGAAGACGAACGGGGTCGAGGGCGTAATTAACGCCGAGGAAACCGAGCAGAATTCCAAGAGAGAACATGATGAGTCCTTTCAGGTGTGGTTAGTTCTCACTAGGATCACTGTTTTTCCTGCTCAGCCAGAATTTCGGAGGATTGCCGTATTCGATCGGCTCATCCGTGAAAGTGACCTCAGTCACAGCTCTTCAACCGATCTTGAACCAATTCGGCTGGGGGGCGGGGTTGAGAGCGACCTCAATCGCGGGCGAACCGGAAGGAAGAAGCACTGGACGGAACTCAGGCTTGACGGTGACACCGCCATCCCAGCCGAGCTCGTCGCCGATGCCTGTCTCACCGACGTGGATCTGCGAGTAGAAGTCGTTCAGAGGACAAGGACCGAAGTTCAGCAGGTCCTCCGAGATGTTGTTGCAATAGCCACGGATCTTCTCCGCGGTCGAACGGAAGGTACGTCCGGTGATTGCGTCCTTGCAGAGGACCTCCTCGTCACCAAAAATAACCATCGAGCCTTCGGGCAGCTCCTTCTGGGTGGCCTTCTTGTCAGCAGGCTTGCCGCCTTCCTTGATGACCTTGACCTGCTCCACGACCTTCTCACGAAGCTCAGTCAGGTTCATCTGCGAAACGGAGTATGCGGCAGCCAGCGCCTGGTACTTCTTGTACGAGACATTGTGCAGCGAGACAATCGCGAAAATCGTGACGCCCAGCGAAATAGCGGCCGGTACATAGGTCATCCAGTTTCGCTTTGTGAAGTCGAGGAGGTTCTTGGACGCACCGTTGTCATTGACGACAGCCTTGGCGTGGGCCTTGCCCGAAGTGATGGCCGTCGCTACTGAGGCTGCAATACCCAAACCCGTGATGAGGATCTGCGGGTGGGTCTTAACCCAGTTAAGGGCAAACTTGATGGTGTTCTTGATGGACATGGTTGTGCTTCTTTCTTGAAATCAGAGGGAGAGGATGTAGGTGGTCAGGTCGAGCCCGAGAATAGAGCTTGCGGAAATAGGAATGAAATTGGGGTCGGAGCCGACTGCCAGAGAGTCGACAAGAATATACGGGTGGCTGAGTTCAAGATCATCGACGATCACAATGTTCTTGACGAATGCTCGGCGGCGGTCAGTCATGACAAACCGGAATGGGACAATCGCATACTGGGATTCGGGCTTGTCAGCCTCATCTCGAGTGATCGTCACACGCTTACCTGCGCCATTTACGAAGGTAATATCCTCGTGATACGTTAGGGTCTTTTCAATCAGCCTAACAGGGACTCCGTCGAAGTACTTGCCAATGAGCACACCGAGTGCAGTCGTCTCGATCTGGTTTGGGCGGACAGGCGCGGAGTGAGCCAGCGAAATGGAGATGAGGCCCCCGTCAGGGACTGAGAGGTCTGTGTCTTTGATGTCGAGGATACGTCGTTCGGTCATGATTAGCTCCTTGTGAGTTCGTCCAGTTTCCGTTTGAGTGTTTCATTTTCGGCTCTGAGAATCTCGAGTTCTGCGTACATACTTTTAAGGTAGTATTCCGCCACGATCAAGAGTAGAGTTAAAAGCCCGAGTAGAATAATTCCGAAAAAATGCATGATGAAGTCCTTTTCATGGGAAAGCCTATAACCCGTGTTAGGGGTTATAGGTGAGAGTGTTCTCAGAGGAGCGTGTCACTCGTCGTCAGAGGAGTCCGAAGACGCACGCAGACCAGCAACGGTCATGGCGCCAAAGAAGATTGCGACGGAGCTAAGGGCAGCAACCTTAGCAACCGGGATGCTCTTTTCGGCGACCGACTTAATGCGATCCGAGAGAGGGGTCTTCGGGGTGGTCTCTTCGAGTTCGGTCGAGTTGGACATGGTGAGTTCCTTTCTTGAGGGTTAGTTCTCATTAGTATGCGAGTACTTTTTGCGGTACTCTTCAACTAATTCAATCACAGGGTTCATCGTGTACTCAGCGACGAGAGATAGCACCCATAGACCGAGCAGGATAACAAAAGGCGCGAGTATGAGCGTGAATGTCACGACTACAGCGAGCATAATGGCTCCTATTTTGAAGGCAAAGCCCATAACCCGTGTATGGGCTATGGGGTTGAGATTCAGTTTTCTTCGAGGTCGGGGGTGTGGAAGCGAATTCCGAGATCCTTGCGCAGGAGCTCCTTGCAGAGTTCGCGAAGCATCTGGTTCTTGCCGTAGCAGGAGTAGTTGAACAGCTTCTTGTAGAAAGCGGTCCGATCTTTCCTGCCGAGGTTGTAGAACACAGGCGCAGCGATCGCAAGAGTAGCGGCAGCAATGAAGGAGTAGGTGTACTTCGACATGAGAGTGGTCCTTTCAAAGAGGGTTGATATTTCTCATTAGTAGCCGCGTAAAATATGCGAAAACCAATAACCCATGTTAGGGGTTATTGGGTGAGAAGTCTACATTATCGATTGTAGATCTTCTTGTACTTTTCTTCGACCGTCAAGTTGTCGTCGTGGTAGATGCTCATCTCACGATCGTAGCGAATTCGCGCAAGGCAACAAAGCCTCCACAATTCGGAGGTTTCGTTCCTAGCTTGGCGAACTTTGTGCCATAGGATAGTGAGCGTGCACGACAGAACAAACGTGGAAACGATTGCGAGAATGAACATGATGAGTCCTTTCAGAGTGGTGTAACTTCTCATTATAGGACGTGTTTCAAATACAAAAGCCTATAACCCGTGTTAGGGGTTATAGGTGAGAGTCACTCATTCTCAGAGTATCGGTATTTAAAATATCCGTAGATGAGCTTTCGATCCATGTCTCGTAGTTCGTCACGGAGCCTTTCCGTTTCTTTCACCGCATTGCGGCGATCGATTTTGGTCAGGTAGTAGTAATAAACGATGAGTAGGATGTTGAGCACAACAAGGATAGCAGGGATGATAAACATTGCGAGTCCTTTCAGAGTTGGTAGTTCTCACTATAAGGACTGTAAAATATGGGTAAAGCCTATAACCCAAGTATGGGCTATAGAGCTTTTGAGGTTGAATCTTGAAGGTTTGATGTTGATCTGGGCGTGCCAGGATTCAGGTCACTTCGCCTCAAACAGGCGTGCGTAGTACAGCACGGAAGATGCGAGGAGGAAGGTGATTCCGAAAGCGATGGCGAGAGCCTGGATAGCGAACATGATGGTTCCTTTCAGAGTTGTTAGTTCTCATTAGGAACTAGGTAAAATTTGTGTAAAACAAAGCCTATACACCGTGTATGGTGTATAGGGTAGAGGGATCAGTCATTGAGGTCGTGATCAAGGTCACGCATGAGAGTGTCGAGCACCTCAGCCTTGGATGCGCCTTCAGCGAGGTCGCGGTAGGTGCGCCAGTACGAGGCTGCCATCTTCTTGATGGTGTTCTCGTAGCGGTCAGCAACATAGGCGAGCCAGATGTTGTAGGCGAAAGAGAGGGCGAGGAGGATGCAAACGACGTAGGTGAGTGCGTTGAACATGATGGTTCCTTTCAAAGAGGGTTGATAGTTCTCATTATTTGCCTCGTAGTTTTTGCGCAGGTCAAAGCCTATAACCCGTGTTAGGGGTTATAGGTGAGATGGTATCTCAGAGGGGGCAATCCAAAAGATCACGAATCTTATCCTTGAGCTCAGAAGAAGCGTCAGAGGAGTAGATCAAATCCAGTGTCTCTTGAGCGCGCACGCGATAGATCGCCTGCAAGTAGTTGTCACTCAAGGCGGTAGCCTTTCGGGCAGCCTTTCTTGCAATTCGATCATCATTGTGCACGAGCTTAAGGACACCGAGGGCAATGAGGCCTCCAGTGGCGAGAGAGGTCGCGTAGATAGATCCAATGAACATGTTGGTCTGGTTGAACATGGTTGTTCCTTTCTGGTAGAGATAGTTCTCATTATAACGCGCGTAAAATATGACAGGGGCAAAAAGTCTATAATCCTAGGTTTTTAGGATTATAGACTTCTGAGAAGTTCTACTTACGGAACTTCAACATCGAAAATGCCTTTGAGGCAAGAACGTGTGTCTGTTCGTAGTTGAGGACCGCCATAAGACCGAGCAAATACACCACACCATTGGCAATCGTTTCAGATGAAGGCATGAGCTTCGCTTTAAGGTCAGAGTCCTTAGCGAGCTTGTGCAGTCGTTCGAGATTGCCAACAGCGGTGGTGTATTCACCGGTCGACGGGTCCTCTCCACCGAGCCAGTTAAGCACCTCGTTCTCGAGGTCCTCAGGTTCGTAGAGGCGTTCGACGTTAGACATGGTGAGTCCTTTCGTAGAGAGGGATATTTCTCACTATGTCCTGTGTTTTTATTCTGTCGGCTTTGAGACCTTCAGAATAATTGTGTCGCCGTCCTTGAGATTGGATGGCTCAGCGGTGAAGTCAGCATATACATCATTGTGCTTGGTCACGACGAGGTTCCCTTGTGTGTCGGGCTCGTAGTTCTTGGAGCTGACACCGATCGCGGCTCCAAGAAAAACCCCAAACGCAGTGATGGTCGCGGTCGCCTCGTTCGTGTAGGGAACCCCCCACACAATACCGACCGCGTTAACAAACGTAGCCAGAGCCGGGACGACAATCAGCGCGACGCGCTTGAGAATATCGTAGGTCTTGTCATTCATTCTAGATTCCTTCCGTCAATGCCGTTAGGCATAATAGGTAGTTCGTCTACCTGTTTGAATACGCGACGGGCAAGTCCGTTTCCGCCGAGGTCAGAATACAGCTTGTATTCTTCCTCGTACTCCTCGTACTCGTCCATTGTGATATATCCGCGCTCTAAATACGAACGTCCGAGCGCGATGAGCTGAGTCTTGGCGACTCCAAGCAACAGCTTGTCTTCGGAATCGTTGCGGTCAGATCTTGTTTTCACCCACATCCAAATTCCGGAGCTACCTAACAGAGTTGTGACAACAGGATTCGCCAGCTCGGCAATTTTGGTCAGATCCACTTATCAGTGACCTCCTCGCCGTTTTCATAGAATCGATCAGGCTGGATCTTGATTGAATAGTTTGTCTTGTCGCCACCGCTGATGTTTCGTTCGATAATGTACCCGCTAATGAGCACGCCCATAATCGAGCATTTAACCGGATATCCGATACCGGCTAGTCGGAATGTATCGTACGGGACCTCGTCGATTTCGACTTCTACGGATCTTAGAGGCTCACATCGAATTTCTTCGGTGATTTGCCCCCATTCTCGGTTTTCGTCGCCGTTTATGCAGGCTTCATACCGGTACGGTCCCGTCCAGTCAGTCGTTTCCTGCATGTAGGCACGATTCTCGTACCAGGTGCGAATTCGACCGCGGGATGCCATTTGCCAGAAGCCGTAATCGCTGGTTTTTCCGATGTACCAGTGTGTGGGGTTAGTTGGAAGACGTCTGGTTACTCGGGTGTGGATACTACTCAGCGATCCCATATCGACTGGGGGCACATTAGTAGAATTCAGCGACTTGACTACTAGTACAACGTCGATATTCTGTGGAATATCGGGTGTTTGGCGTATGTACGCCGACAGGAATAATTGGTTATACAGGGCGGCCGCATAGACGTCGTCATAAATACTTGCAGACGGATCAAAATCGATTTCATACCCATATACATTACCTGATACAGCGTATCTAAGCCAGAACGGAAACCATCTGTTTTTGTCATTGTTCAAGCCGGTGATGGAGTAGTTCAAAATTTTGATCGGGTCGATCTTTGACGCCCAGGGTTTGATGTCGGCATATTTTCGATAATATCCGCCCTTACTCTTTCGCTTTAGCGCTTCCCAAACCGATGTACACCGAACCTCGCTAACGCCATCTGAATCGTATGCGATTTCTTCGATGATGAAAGGGGTACCGGTCGAATCCATACAACACACTAAGCGTCCCGGAGGAAACGGAAATACACCCTTAGTTCGGAACGTCATCGACGAAGTGTACAGTCGTTCTTTAATCAGCATATCGAAAACCGGGTATGATATAAAACTACCCATCGACCGGTCTCCGAGTATCTGAACCATATTAGGCATTTTTAGAGACTCTTCCTAACCATTCGTAGACCCATTTTGATATAACACGGTCCGTAGCCAGCCACATTGAATTTAGCCGGTTCTCTCAAAGTTTGTAAGAACGTAGTCACATCTGCGAGTGGCGTCATGGGGAAAGCGACACTTGAATAGCACAGCGACGCGGTGTCGTCATAACCACCAGTGATCTTGAAAATCCGTCGACCATCAATATTTCTCACCATAGTGAAGAGGCCATTATTAGTGGTCGAGTTACCCACCATTTTCGCCTTGAAATGTGTCAATCCATCGTTGAAAATTTGATACGAACTATTCCCAACTGGAGGCAGACCAATTGACAAAGTTTCCACATCGACATGACCAATTTTAAACGACGGATTGTTGAGCAAAAAGAGAGCGTCGTTAGTCGCTTGTCTCCAATTTTGGTTTCCCAGACCCACGTAGATATCGAATGTAGGACCGTTCAAGACTGGTGTTTTGGTGCTTAGCGTGAATTCAATTGTGGCAGGATTATCGCTGTAGTTGTATTTGACTTCACGGACAACACAGTCTTGTTCCCAATAAACTTTCCGGTTTAAAGCAAGGGTTGGCGGTGTATAAGCGTTTACCTCATTTTGTTTGTATGTTATTGTCGGTGCCATGATGGAGTCATCACGAAGCGCAACCGACATATCTTTTTCAGACGATAGAAGATCGAGAAAATATCGAACAGGTCGTTCGGGAACCGGAACTGTCGGAGTCAGTCGAATATTGATGTCGATAGGTTTATCGGTGGTCGCAGTTACGACGTTCCCCGTAAAGTTATAATCCTTATTATTCCCGAACGACCCGTTCAAAATCTGAGCGACCCACCCGTCGTCTACTTCATTCAATCGTTGCACCCATGATGGACCGCTAGACGGCCTTAGAGTAATCAGCGAGTAGGCCATGGTGTTTAAACCCTCTTCATTCGTTCAAGTTGTCGCTCGGTTTGACGGTATAGATCAGCCAAGTCAAGAGCCTTAGGAGACTCGTTGTATTGGTTGAATACCATCGGTTTCTGGTTGTTGCGAAGTTCGTCGCGGAGTGCTCGGATCTCCTGAGCCGTTTGGCTGCCATTTTGAACCGAAGTTCCAACAACTGTCGCGTTCAAATCATTCATTGTGAGATCTTGCAGACCATTGACCTCGGACAAGTCAACAGTCGGCTTGATCACCGGGTTCCAATCTGCATCCAGGTTAGCCATGGTGTTGACCATGTCATCAGCAAGGCCAGACATTGCATCGATAGCATCACTCTGGTTGCGATCAATACCCTGCACAATACCTGCGACGATGAACCCAGCCGCGGTCGCGAATACACGCGAAGGCGAGTGGATACCAAGAGTACTCTTAAACGAGCTAAGAGCACTCGAGGCTACATTTCGCAGCTTATTGTAAAGGTTCGATGCTACCGAAGAAACACCATTGATGACACCGTTGATGATGTTACGGCCAATTGTCCCAGCCTGAGGCGAGAACTGATTAGCCATGCCTGTCAACCCATTCTTAATGAAGTTGATGATCGACTTGATCAGTTTGTTGACCGCGGCTTGAAGCTCAGGTCCCTTCTGATCAATCGCATCCGAGAACCCATTAATAAACGTGATGAGCGCATCCCAAGCGGCGTTCACGATGATGACTGCTTGAGAGGCCATGCCATTGATCATTGCTGCAATCAGATTTGCGCCCGACGCAGCTAGATCAGGAATCTTGGCTGTGATTCCATCGAGCAAAGCCTGCAACAGTGTAAGCAGAGCTTCCACCATCAGCGGAACACAGGTCTTGACTGTATCGATCCACCCAGTCAGCAGGGCCTTATAGGCTTCTGCGAACTTTGGTTGATTCTCGACAATCGCCATGACCAACTGGAACAGAAGATCAATGACGGTTTTCAAGACATCAGGCCAGACATTACGAATGGTCTGAAGAATACCTGTGATGAACGTCGTCCAAATCTGGATCAATTCGGGCATCTTCTGCTTCATGATCTGATAGATCTGACTGATGAATTGCCTAATAGCAACTCCAGCCAAGATAATCAGTTCATTTACGGCAGGGGTAAATGCCCGGACCATAGACGCGATAGCGTTGCCCATTGCAGGAGCAGCATTCTCAATGGCCGTGAAGATACCGATCAATGCGGCCTGGATAGCCGGCGCTGCAGAAGCCAGAACAGCTGCTGCTGCTGCGATACCAGAAGCAATCGCGACAATGCCTGCCCCGATTGCTGGACCAGCTAGCGCTGCAATAGCCAAGAAGGTCGTAAGCACAATGGTCAGAACTGTGAATGCAGTTACAATACCAATGACTACCGCTCCCAACACACCAATAGCCACCGCCAAGGCGATCAGACCGGGGGCCGCACCAATAGCGAGATACCCCGCCGCGATGAGAACACCCAGACCAATACCCAGAGCCCAGAGCCCATTGGATAGCTGATCCCAGCTCAATCCAGCGCCTGTGGACAGGGCTGTAAAGAACAGCTGCAGAGCAAACGAGAGCATTGTAATCGCCGCGATACCAACGATGGCCCCCTGTGCCGCAAACGATACCGCAACAATTGCTCCAACGACCAGAAGCAGCTTACCGATAGAACTTAGAATCTCTTTCCAGCCATGGTTCGCAATCAAAGCAATTGCTCCGACCGCTACGTTCATGGCGAGGGCCGTCAGAAGCAGTGCTCCAGCACCAACAATGGCTGTTGCCGGCATAAGGTTCGCGATTGACACAAGAAGTAGCACTACCGCGGCCAAACCAACCAGTCCCTGGACCATTTTGACTGTGTCCATGAGTCCCATTGCCACCACAGCAGCTGTTAGCATTTGAATCGAGAACGCGAAGGCAACCAACATGAGCGAAATGGTTCCCATTTTGACGAGATCTTCGGCCGATTTATTAAGCAGTTTAACAAAGCCAACCAGAATCCCCATAAGGACGCCAACCGCAATGATGCCTTGGGCGATTACCTTGATCGGTAGGAGTCCGAGCGCGATGATCGGGATGACAAGCATGTTAATAGCCATGGCCATAGCCATAATCGAACCAACGCCAGCCATAATCGAGCCCGTATCCTTGCTGAGCTGTTTAGCGGCAAACGACATCCCGAGTACCAGAACCGTAATAGCGCCAATACCTTGAGCGACCGTGCTGAGCTTCATGGATCCGAGAATCGCGACAGAGACAGACATCAACAGGACTGCAATAGACAAGGTCATCATCGCTCCGATGACTGCTGCCATCTGTGTTTTGTTGATCTTCAGATCGGAGATCTGAGATAGAGCGACAACCAAAATCTTAGCCAAGACCCCGATCGCGACTGCACCCTGAATTAGCTGAGGAGCCGGGATCATCGCAAGGACAAACAGTGACGCGGCCAGAATACCCACTGAAATTGCGATCTCTCGGAGAGCTTTGGCTTTAATCACCTCCTGCATAGACTTCAGAGCACTAGTTAGGGAGTTGAAGACGCCACTGATGGAGTCTCCGATCTTCCCAAACTTGTCGAACATGCCACTGAATGAATCAGTGACAGATGTGAATCCCGTCAAAAGATTCTGAAGGGTCTTGAAGCCCATACCCAAACCGCCACCGAGCAGAGCACCCGAAAGGAGATCCGAAATAGACAGATCTTTAAGGCTGGAGCCGAGACCAGACCAGAAAGTCTGAATCATCTTACCCGCCTCGTCGAACGCCTTTCCGATGTTCTTCTTGAAGTCGCCGAACGCCTGCGACTCGGATGCAAATTTCTTGATCTGGTCAATACCCTTGGTAAGCCACGTGATCAGATTGGCGATTGCCTCAACGACGGACGAGCAGAACTCGACAATCCCAGTAGCAGCTGTGTAGATGAATCCACCAACTGCTCCTAGAGTATCGAATGCATCAGAAGCTGCCTTGCCGAAGGTCGATAGCCCATTAGCCGCGTTGTCAGCTTCGTCTCCGAACCCTCCAAATATCTTTCCAGTAAGTTCGCCGAGCTTCCCGAACAGATCGATGATGCCGTTAATCAGCTGCCCGAATGGGCCGAACGACTTCATCATATTCTTGAAGCTGTCGCCGATGGAAGACAGGAAGGTATTGTTGTCGAGATTGGTTCTGATGTTCGCGAAGATGTCACCAAGCGCCTTACCAAACTCCTTGACCGCCTGCACCTGGGGTGCGAACGTCTTAGCGATGGTATCGCCGGCTCGGCCAAAGGCCTTGCCGACCGCCGAAATCGAATCCCTCATTCGCTTGGTGGACTCAGCCCAGGATTCGGCCAATCGAGGAGAGGCATCGTCCCAGAACTTCTTAAGACCCCTACCCGCGCTTTCGACAGCACCTCCGAGATGTTTACCGATAGTCTCGCTGATCGGGAGAATGGAATCCGAGAAACTCTTGACCTTCTCAGACCACTTAGGTCCAATTGTGTCAGCGAGCTTCGTCATTGTTTCGAGGAAAGACGTGCCAAAGCCGCCAAATATGTTCTTGATCTTTTCAAACGGACCGCTAGATCCCGTCGCGAACCCGAAGATTGATCCAAAGACATTCGAGATGGCGTCACCGAACGGCTTGAAGACGTTGTAAGTGGCCGTCTTGATTGTGTCAATGAATTCACCAAGCGGCTTTAGCACCGCCTCAATGACAACCTTGAGCCCGTCGAAGATTGGAGTGATTGTGACGTCTGCGACGGCATACATCCAGTCAGCAAGCTTCTGGAACTTGTCGACAATCCAGTCGAGGACCTTGCCCAGGCTGCCGAGGATGTCAGTCCCGCCGAGCATCTGTCCGAACCAGTCACTGAAGACAGAGACGATGTCTCCGACCTTTGCAGCGATCAAGATCATTGGCTTGACGAAGATCCCGGCAAGGATCACGCCGATCTTGAATGCGGCGACACCGATCTGGACGATGGCCGAAGCAAACCCAATGAGAACCTCGAGAACGGGCGAGATGATTTGTCCTGCCATTTTGAAGATCTTGCCGAGGTTATTGGCGAAGTCGTCGGACATCATCAGCCACTGGGAGATCGAGTGGCGGAAGTAGTAGCTGAAATCGTAGAGAGCCTTGCCAGCGTCACCCTGGAACGCGCTGAAGAATCCTTCACCGATGGCCTTTAGAGGTTTGGCGATGGCAGTCCACAATTCGCCTAGACCGTACCACCATTCTTCCCAGCCTCCGAGCTGATCCCAGCGGTCGAGAATGCCCTGAATGGCATCAAAGAAGTTATTGATACCATCATTGACGACATTAGACACAGCAGTCCACATCGTACGGGCACGCTCGAAGTCGCCGAAGATAGTTCGGAAGATAGATGCCCATCCGGAGCCGAGAGCCTCGGCCGTGGTATCGATCAGCTGCGAGAAAGTCTTAACCTTCGTAGCAGCATCGTTTGCGGTATCCGCGAGACGCATGATTTCGTCAGCCTGCTGCTCGGTGTAACCCGCGTTCAACAGCTGCTCTCGAGACAAATCACCCGTGTATTGGGTGAGAGTCTCGATCATGATCTCGGAGGTAAGCCATCCACTCGAAAGAGAGTTTCGGAACGAGCCAGCCTTGTCGATCATCTTGTCGACTTCTACTCCGTAGGTTCGCGCGGTTCGCTTCAGGGCTTCCTGGAACTGCTCGCCACCCATTCCGGCGTTCACGATCGAGTTCCAATCCTGAAGCTTCACGACACCGGTTGACAGAGCCTGCGACAACTGATACATCGCAGTAGCGGCCTGCTCGGATGTAGAGCCAGACATGGCTGCAACATTCGATAGACCTTTAATTGCAGCGACCGAGTCCTTCAGACCAACGCCAGCACTGGTAAACATGCCGATGTTACGAGTCATCTCCGTGAAGGAGTAGATCGTCTTATCAGCATATCGATTTAGCTCGTCAAGGGCCGCGTTAATGGTGGTCGTTGTTTCGCCCTTACTGAACGTGTTCGCCTGAATAGTCTGAACAGCATTCAATTGATTTTCGTACTCTCGGAAACCATCCATGATGGGGCCGAAAGTGAACGAAGAAAGGACTGAACCGCCGGCCATAAGGGCCTTGGATGCGATATTACCCATGGCCACCGACGCAGCGCCGGCGAGCATGGAGAAATTGGTCGAGGAGATCTTTGCAGCAGCTCCGACGTTTGCAGTGGCTGCTGCTGCAGTTGTGCTGTTGTTGACGATAGAGGTATTGACGTTCTTAACTCCGTCGGCGATGCCGCCCATACGCTTGGACGCGTCCTGGGCCGCTTTGCCAACGTTATCCAGGCCATCAGTGCTCTGCTTAAAATTCATTCCCGACTTGAGTCGGTCAACATTTCGCAGAACCCCGTCGACACGGGACGTGAATTTAGAGTCGTCGAGCTCGAGGGAGACGACCTTGTTTTCGATAGACTTACCCACGAATACCCCTTTCGACCATTCTATCGATCTCATCAAATATGGGCTTCATGGCAGGGTTGATGTAATCCTTACCCTGTACGTAACCGCCCTGACGAGTTCCATGTCCGTATTGCAGTATAATCGCAATAGGGACCTTATTGTTGATGTTAGTGTTATACCAAACGATCTTAACCCCTCGTTTGGTTTGCTTTACTTTATACTGCCATGAATTGGCAGTCTTACCGGTTCCAACCGGGGTGTTGGCCCGGAGGGCTGCCACGCCGCGTTCGCCAGCCGTAGCCAATGTGTCACGAAGCTTCTTGTTCTTGACTTGTGACAACCATTTTGACATATCAAACTGGCCATCGAACTTCATCTCGATCATGGCAGCCCTCCTTTCAAATTACCACCAGAGCGTGCCCTTGTTGAGTTCGTACTGCAGACATTCCACAGTACGGTACCCACACACGCCGTCAACTTCGAGATTATGTCCTCGGTTACGAAGGCGCTGCTGAAGAGCGGAAATCGTGTCGGGGCCGATGAAACCATCGACCTCAACTCCGAGTCGGTCCTGCATGGCGCGAATTACCTCAGAACCTTCCTCAGGATCCTCGGTGAACTCCCAACCAGTGCCCGCACGAGTGACATCGTCTTCCGCATCAATGTCCTGATCGGAGATGATGCCATCAGCAGGAGTATTGAGAGAAGCTTGAAGTGCGTACGTGGTCGCACGCCCCCACCAAGCATCATTCATCGCATTTGTTCCCTCGGAAGAATCCTCAGACTCTTCGTCGGACCACTTCGGACGAAGGACACATGCGATTCCGTAGTACCGCTGGCGACGGTAGACGCCGTTACCAGCGCTCTGGGAACCGGCGTTCGAGGGGCTCGTGTTGCCCTCAATCGTCTGGAGCCATCCACCTCCCAGGTTCGCTTCGACGATGCCAACGTGGTCCGTGGCGCCATCGGAATCCCAGTCGAAGAGAACGACGTCTCCTCGCTGCGCATCCTCGATGTCGACCTCGGTCATACGATTGCGAGTGACATCAGTGTTGTAGCTGAAGCCACCGATAGCGTCGATTTCGCCAGCCATGTCAAAACACATGCTGATGAAACACATACACCACCAGACCGACTCAGACGGACCGGCCAACCACGGCTGGCCCATCTTCTTAGCCAACCAACGGCCTGCCTCACTGCCGGGTTCGGGGTCTTCGGGAGCATAGTACCCAATACGGTACGATGCATGGCCGAGCACTTCATCAATCTTGCTCAAGATCGTGCTCCCTCAAAAATTTGTCGATCAGAATCCTCGTGCGGATCAGGCCCAGCAGGTCGCTGAGCATCTGCAGGAATATCATTCATCCTCTACTCCCTGTTCTAGCCCTACGGGCTTGGTTCATAGCCGCACGCTGGGCTGCGGAAGCCCGGGCGTCTGGCTTTTGGTTGTTTTGTTTGGCTGCGGCGAGACGAATCAGCGTAAGTAGTCGATTCAGGTTCCACTTATCACACTCAAATGGGATGCCCAACTGAGTCATATACCAGTAAATCAGCTCACTGGTCATGACATCTCTGGGTCCTCCGTTCGAAGGCGGATTCCATAGAACTGTCGCCGTTGCGTTATCGGACAAATAGTCTGCTATTTTGACTTGGATCGACTGATCCAAGCGCTTAACAAAGTCGCGAGGGAGAGGGCGGTCCGACATACACTGGATGTAATACACCAACTCTTCACCCGTCTGCGGCGGGGTTTCCAGGAACGATCTCTTGTAGACCGACTCCCACTCGGCCACTGCAGACAGTGAATGCGTAAGAGTAATAGTGAACGGCTCCAATGTAACAAACGTGTTAGTACGCTCGTCGAACCGCTCCTCTCCCTCAAACTTCAGCTCTAACGAGATCACGCCAGAAGCGTACGCATCTCGTTAGGCAATACCAGCGTCGGAACGGCTGCACCCCCTGCACCCGCGGACGCGCCATACAGCTTGTCCGTGAGCTTCTTATACTTCTGGGCATCGAGCTTCGAAGAATCAACGGTGACAACCGAAACGGGCTGGAAACCGTCCAGCTGGACGGGAATGGTGGAGCACTCCCACGAGAACGAAATAGCTTCAGGGCTATCCGAAACCGTGTTGTAAGCACGCTCCGATGGTGCGGCCATAGCACCGTAGATGATGTGAAGTAGCTCCCCGTAGGAATCGCCCTTCGTATCGTTTCCGAGTCGCGTACAGTATGAGAACGCGAATCGTGTACGAGGCTGCTGCCCCAGTGTCACACCCTTGACGAGCTGCGCCGTGCCGTCACACAACGCGAACTCGTCGGGATAGGTGTATGCCTCGATTGTGAATTTGAACGAGGGTGCCGACAGAAGCGTCAAGTACTTCAGATTGTCGGCATAAATATCGGAGGACTCGTCGCCCTCCGGGGTTTCGGTGACAGTTTTGAGGCCATTCCAGGCCACGCCCTGTCCATAGCGGTTCTGGGCATTATCGAAGGGGAACAGAACACCCTTCGACACGCCGGTGTGGTAAATATGGGTGCCTTCTTCGTCCCACTTAATTTGCGGCATGTGTATCTCCTTATAGGTATACGGAGAAGACGAAATGATTCATTCCGTCGCTAACGAACGTTTGGTCAAGAGACGAATACGGGATCTTGAGAATCTCATCGATCGCATCCGGCTCTGGTTCTTTCGTGATCAGAGTAACTGAGTACTCCCGAGCGCCCTTGTATGGTACGTCCGAAGCATGATCGACTTCGATCTTCGAAAGGTGAAAGACAATCGCGGGGTATCCAATCTTCAGATTCTCTGGAGGCTGGAAGTAAACGCGGTTGTGTTTAACGGCCTGCTGGAGCAGGTGCAGAAGGTCTTTATACGTGCGCATAGAGACCTCCAAGGTTGATCGTCAACCGAGGGTAATTAACTCCGATCGACTGTACCTCCCATTTTGATCCTTTGTAAACGACATACTTGAGCGTCTCCAAGTAAGTTTGGATCTTCGAGTCCAGCAGTATAGAAATCTCATTCGTGAGACGGAGGTTGGTGTTGACTGTTGTGTTGTTGTCGTTCCTGACATAGAGACTACGGATAGTCCCCTTAGCCGGGAGTTCAACAATGTTCTCGAGCCAAACACCTTCCTCCGTCTCCATAGTCATCACAAAGCCCAGCTTACCGCTGAAGCGTGACATTGAATCAGGCCTTCTTGCGAGAAATCGTCAGAGCCGAATAGGGCGCAGTCAGAGAGCCAGACAGGCGCGTCTCGGCGAGGTACTTGTACTGGTTGAAGTCGAGATCAAACGTCTCCGCCATACCAAGTTCCGCGCCAGCATTGGACCCGATGGTGTAGTCGCGGAGATCCACGACAATACCCAGAAGCTCGTGGGGTGCGCCCTTGAGCTCGTGCTCCAGTCCATCGAACTGGGGCACCGTCACAATTTTCGTTACACCGAGAGCACCTGCGAGCGCTGCTTCAGTGTCGTAAAGGCGACGACCGTTCTTGTCCTTCAGGAGAAGCATACGAACGAGTCGCTTCTTCGAGATGAAGAGGATGGGAGAGCCGGATCCTTCGAGGTCAGCCGATGCCATGACGATGTCGTCGACAAGCGTCTCGTCGGTGGTAGTGGCCTCAAGCGACTTGTGAATCGCATAGAGGTCGTTTTCCTTAATAATGGGGCGAATCGCCTCATCGTCAACTCGATCAGGATCCGTCATCGATCGGCCATCCCCAATGAGGATAGCCCTGGAAATTTCTTCCGAGAGCTTACCCTTCATCTCGGCCTTGAGCCAGGCCACGACATTAAAGTCCGTAATATCCACGATATCATCGCGGTCCAGACGCTGCTTCTTGTAGATGGTCGTCGGGGACGTGGTTCGGGTCAGAAGCTTGATGACCTCGTCAGTCTTCTTCTGAGCCTTCTTGGCGTAACCCTTTGCCCTCGCCTTATCATCGCGGATATCCGCGAAGATAGACTTGATTCGAGCGAACGGGCTATGCTTCGTGCCATTCATAACGACCGAAACCCAAGACTGGTCTCGGTCCAGGAACATCGGCTCGTCCGAGATGCTCTTGGCATCCGGGAAGAGGTAACCGATATTCTCGATGCCATAATCGGCATGACGCAACTCTTCCAGAAGCGTCGAATTGTTTCGCTTAGCCGTCTCAACGAGTTCGGCGAAATCTGCGTGGGACAGCACGTTTTCGGGTGCCTTATCCCCTTCAAAGACGTTGTGCTTCATATCGTCTCCTTCATTGTTTTCTTCGTCGGTGTCTTCGGAGTCTTCAGACTCCCCATCAATAGCGGCTGCGATCAGGTAGTTGACCGCCTCCATCTGTTCGTCGGAGAGAGTCGAAAGGATCTCACCGATGGTCTTGTCTCCATTAGGAGACTTATCTTCGGAGTCTTCGGAGTCCTCAGACCCTTCGAAGTCTTCGTGAACTGCATCGTCGTCACCCATTTTGATGATCGCCGAATACCCATCGCCGTCACCGTGAGCCATAGACACGTTCTCGATGGTGGCCTTGGGGTTAGCACCCTTCAGAACCAGCGAGACCTCGACAATGTTGCCATGTCGGACAATATTGCCTTCCTGTCTCAAGTGATTGGCAAAAATAGACAAGGAGGTCACATCGCCGTGCTCGATTAATTCACGTGCATGCTCCGCCTGAGCAGAGCCATTGAAGAAGCCATAGGCGTAAACACCCTCCGGCTTCTTTTCAAGTTGGGCGTGACCCAAAACGTTGGTCACGTTGTCGTGACCATGCTGCCAGACGAGGGGAACAACGGCCCCATCGTTCTGCTCAAATGCCTGGCGAGCGATGATACGCCCATCCGAGCACTTGACATTGGCAACGGTTGCCCACCCATCGAAATCTGCAGTTCCATCAGGTGCTGTCATTTTGACCTTCCTCGTTAGATCGTTGATCCGCATTCGCGGATGATGTATAGGGATTCGCCAACTGATCCGCCTTGGGATCCGTCGATTGCGGCAAACCAATGATGCTTCGAATTTCATTCGGCGTCATCACCTGATTGGTGATGAATGTTTGCGCCATTGAGGCAATCGAGTCCAATGACGTTGCCGCGAACGGATCGCGGACATAGATGATCCTCTGTCCCTGAGATCTCGCAGTCTTGGTCAAGAAAACCATTGTCGCCGATTTTGTAATTGTATCCAGAATCGGCTTGACAGTCCTATTGTAATAACTCAGATTGGTCTCGGCGTCAGCAGTACCGTTTACGACTGATTCAGTTAGTCCCAGAGCGTTGTATAGCTGCTCAGACAGATACTTCACCTGATCAAGAAGATTGTTCTCAACTGGTCTGTTGAGCTGTGTGATCTTCTCGGCTCCATCGACATAGGCCACACCGATTTCAGAATTCCGAAGCTGCTGTTCAATAGCTTCCCGTCGAGTTTCAGCTTGCTGCTGACGCAGTTCGCCTCGGACTGAGTAGGGAAGCTGGATTATCAAATCTAGCTTCTTACCTAGAGCCGAATTGTCGATCGCATCTAGTGCGTCGAGCTTTCGAGCTAGCCTGTTTGCAAGAGAGTTGTTTGCAGATGTCACATCGTACAGCGGCGAATACACAATTGCAGCAGAGTTCTTCGAGATACGGATTGTCTCTCGATTTCCGGTACGGTCGTTATATAGATTTACATCGACCGAATCAGTGTACCAACTCTCGATACGCCCAACCCGAAGTGACAGAACATCGAACGATCCTTCTTCGTTCAGGGCTGTATCGGTGTCAACCGGAACCAGAACAGCACATCCAGTTTCGAGCATGGTGTATACAAGTTCGTAGATCAGCATGTTTGATGTCTGATCAATGTTGGCCATGAGCGACAGACACTCATTAAGGTTTGAATCCTTCTCGGAGTCATACCTGCCATTTTGATCTACCTTGACGTGTCGAATTGGTGTATTTGATACATCAAGGGCGATCTTATTATACAAAGTCTGAACCAAGTTAGTCGAACCGATAGACCGGTAACTTGGTCTGTATTCACTGGAGTTGCTCCGAGCGTATCGCTCAGGATGATCATGTACAAACACGTTCCATGCACGTGTCAAGCGGGACATTATACCCATATAGCCTCCTCTCAACTAAAGTCGTCTAGCTGGTTACGGTACGCGACCCACGCGTCCATGAGTGCTGCAACCGAGTCAATTTTAAGGTCCATCCTCTTCTTGAGGATCTTCCGGTTACCATTGGTGTCCTCGAGGGTAATGGTATTACCCATTGCCCATGAGAATAGTTCCTGATCGAAGATGAGTCTTCGGTCTTCAGCCAAACTCTTGAGTTCACCCAACGGAACTGACTCAGTGCGGGCACCCTGAATAACTTTATGGATGCCATAAGGACCGTTATCAGTCGCCCAACGTTCAACAAATTCTCTGGCGTTGTATGGGTCATACCCAAACGATCTAACGTCGTATTCAGATCTCAAGATGTACTCGTCGAGATCGGTGTAGACTTCGATCATGTCAAGAATTGTCCCGTCCATGACCTGGAGCGAACCTTCTCTGATAAATGACTCATACTTCGCACGTCCGGCAGCTGGTAGCTTGTCGAACGTTCTCGTCGTGATGTACGCTCGAGTCTTGACCCCGAAATCACCTGTCGGTAACGGGAACAAGAACGTGAACGCGCAGAAATCATCTCCTTGAGAGAGATCTGCGCCCATAGCACACGGCATCTGCCAGAATTCCCGGGGATTGTGAGGGATCGTTTCCTCGTAAGTGAAGAAGTACGTATATCCCTCACACGGGATGCCGAATCGTTTTGCTAAAATATCGTTCCTTGCCGAAGGAACATTTTCGGCTCGGGCAACATCCCTTTGATATGTATCGTAAGATACAGTCTTTCCTAAGTTCGGCTGCGCCTTAATCCACATATTGGGGTCGGCGACCTCACTCACATCATCCAGTCTGTAATACCAGATCGAAGTGTGTGGATCGTAGTACTCGCCCTTAAGTATCGAAAGTAATTCCATTTTGATGGAATCACCGACACCGTTACGGACTGTACCCTCCGACGAGACAGCCAGGATAACCCAGTCGTCCACTTTTGAAGCACCCTGTTCCAAAGCTGAGATGACGTTCTGACGAACATCGCCAGACAGCCACTCATCAATGGTATTCACCTTTGTGCGAAGGCCCTGAAGCTTGTCCACGTTCATCGGGCGAATTTCAAGCAACGAATTCGTTGAGAAGTTCTCAATCCCTTTCTTAGTTGGAGTGAGCAGAGACCGATTGGCTTTTGCTCCCACCGTAGCGTGGACCGTACCGGCAGAAAGAAACTTGAATAGAGGTCCCTTACTGCGCGTGATGGCAGTCTTAAAAGGGGATAGTGTTTCTTCTGCCTGTGGCATGGTCGGTGCGGTCGCGATTTGGTGTGTTGTCGTCGGATCAATCACGAGGAAGTATGCGTGAATGAACGCCATATACATGGACTTTGCAGCTCCACGCGCGATGATCAGATACTGTTTATTAACCAAGCGCCGCTTAATGTTCACTTGGACATACTTGCCGTTGTGACCAGTTTCATCGGGGATGAACTTGGTCACCTTCTCAAAGTAAAACCACGAAAGTAGTGATTCAGCCCAGAGCTTGAATGAATCAAGCAGCTCAAGATCGCTACCATCAACAAGGGTCATCTCGTTTTCGCAGAAAGCGATGAAACCATCGATTGCTTTGTCATCGTAGTAATACCTTGGATTGGCAATCAGGTCGTCGATCCGATTCATCTCCATCTCAATCGTGCGAGAGACAGGGATTTCTCCGGCGAGTACCTTTTCGCGAAACTCGGCGTAGTATTTAGGTGTGGCAGTATTAGAAAGTGCCATACCTACTTCTTCTTGTCCATCGAGTTCTTAAGGATCGCGTCGAGATTAAATGAGTCCTTGGCCATCTTGGCAATGCCCGCATACTCGGTGCCCTTGAGCTTTGAGTCGATAGCTGCGGTTAGCATGTCGGTTGCTGTACGGGCCGCGTACTTCGTCAGGTTCTTTCGAGCCTCGTCGACGAAGAGGTCCGCGGTCTTGGCCAGCGCACTCCTATTTTGACTCTCATACTCCTTGAGCTTCTCTTTGAGCTCATAATTCTGCTTCTCGAGATTCAGACGCTTGTTCTGCTCGATCAGATCAGTCGAGGACAGGTGACGAGGAGCTTCCTTCCGCAGAGCAGCGGTAATACCGCCCTTAGGAACTCGCTGCTTCTCGAGTTCTTTCTGCTTCTTCTCGGCTTCCTTGGCAGCTTTCTTCTCTTCAGCCTGACGCTTCTTCTCAGCTCGCTCAGCTTCCCTCTGCTTCTTCTTACGTTCGGCTTCAGCCTTGCGTGCTTCGCGCAGCTTCTGATTCTCAAGCTTCTTGCGTGCTCGTTCGGCAGCCTCCTGAGCCCGCTTAGCCTTATTTACAGCGTGCTTTTCGGATGCGGCTTTAGCCCCCCTCTTCGCGGCAGAAGCAGCCTTCTTCGCCGCAGCCGCGGCAGCCTTGGCAGTCTTCTTACGGACGCCCCACTTCATGCCGAGCACCCCGTAATGAGCCAGATAATCTTCGCTCATGGTTTTTCTCCCAGTCATTGAATGGTTAACCGCCATTCCGACTCTTGCTTCAGAGCCTCAATCGCCTTGATAGCAAATGAGGTCTGAGGCGGGTCAAACGCCAGGCGAACTGAGTAGTTCACGTATTGACGTAAAATTCGACCGAGAGCCGTGGCGGGGTAATCTGCCTCGGAAGATTGGATGGATTCTGCTTCGTGGTTTAGCTGTACTGCTACTGCCAAAGCATTGTCGATTGCATCTTTGATTTCGCTGTCAAACGATACATCATCCTCCATCAACCCGAGGTAGGTCTTCGTATCTTCGAGGATAGTCATCTACTCACCTACCATAGTTTGGTGTCGCCGGGTGATCTCGGATTGAAATCATCGAGAGCCAATGCCTTGGTTCCGTAGTGGATTGCATTGTGGGTGTCTCGACTCACGCAAATAAGATTGTTGAGATCCCACATACATGGATCGAAACACTCGCACTGACTTGGAGTTAGCGGGTTTATGTGATGCACAACAATGCCGTCGTGGATCTCGTATCCCTCAAGCCCCAAGTCGCAACCAAGATCCCGCGCAATTACTCGAGTTCGAGCTTCTCGCCAAATATCACTTTGGTAAAAAGCCTGGTTCAACCACCTCGATCCGCCGAATGTCTCACCGAAAAATACGCCGTCAAGCGACAAATATTCAAGCCGCTCTTCAAACGTATGTAGATGGCTCAATTCATCGTAACTCAGCATCTGAATCTCCAGAATATACCTTGAAGGCTGCCAGTGCTTCAGAAACCAGCTCCTCGGTACGGGCAGCAGACTCAAGCGCCGAAACCTTGGCCTTGGCAAGTGTTGTGTCCGCCTCAAGCCGAGCTTGTTCCAGTCTTTCGCGACTGGAGCCCAGCTTAAGGAAATGGAGGATCACTGAATTGCTTGCAGTGCCGTCAAGAATCTGCTGTGTAGCAATATCCATAGCAGCAACGATAGCCATTCGTTCAGCTTCCTCGGGAGACCGAGGAGTTTTGGTCTTCTTTTTGACCATTTCGCGTCCTTTCTAATACTTCGATCTGAGTTTTCGCCTGCCCCAACCCGCGCCTGGAAAGGAGCAAAGAAACAGGCGTGAGAACTAACAGGGCTGGGGCAAGCCAAAACCCAAATCGAAATATACCCCCGGAGAATTTCCAAGG